AAAGCGAATTGCCATTCGTTGGTTCGTTCGTGCTTGCGTCGACCACGAGTACCGGCACGATATTGCAGTGGCTGGAGTTCGTTTACTCATGATTCTCGACGAACTGCGCAAGGTCGCCAGCGGATTGCAGGGCAAGTGTGCTCCGGTGCCGTGGGGCATCGACGGCATGGGCGAGCTTGGCTACATGACGCGCGAGCGTGGTCTGTACGTAAATCCAGCCTATAGCCGCTCGTTGGATTTGGCGCTGCGTGAGAGCGTGGAGTACGAACGCACGGCGCGGGAAGTATCGCACGGAAGATACGGAGCGGATGTGCTGGCACCGATTGCGCGTCGGATCTCGGATCATGCCGATGTGATCAGAACGATGAAGCGCATGCGGGGTGCGCTTACCTCGTGGGATCAGATTGTATCGGCAATGCAGGCAGGGAAAGCATCGCAGAATACATTTCTAAGAGGCGTCTTGGCGACCGCCAGCACATGGCAGTGTGAGTTCGCACTTGCGGGAATGCCGACAGCGGGATCGTTTGCGGCGATTCCAGGCGGCAGTGCTTTCACGGGATCGTCGGTCGGATCGATGGTAAATCCTGCGTCTGAAAAAATCGGCGGCAGCGATCACTGTTATTTGACCAACGTGTCGCTAGAGTCTGTCGAGAGCACGGCGAACAATCAAATTGTTGGCGTCGTGGATTTGCTCGTCGGTGCTGGCAGCATCGCGGCGGCGACGGGCACAAGCCAAAACATCTCGACGACGGCGCTGCCAAGGTGGACGACCGGCGAGGGGTTGTCCATGTCGCTCGTAGTGACAACAGTATTGGCCGGTGGTACGGCTCCCACGATTGCGATTACGTACACGGATCAGGCAGGCAACACAGGCAATTCTACGGGCGCAATCGCGGTCACTACTGGCGCTGCCGCAGGGCGAATGCTGCCGGTTCAAGACGGCCCCATGATCCGATTAGCCTCGCCAGATACCGGCGTTCGGCAAATCGAGGCATGCATCATTACTGGAACGATCACGTCGGGCGTAATGGCGGCAATCATCTACAAGCCGATCATGTTCATGGGTGTATTGGTCAATCGAGCCGTAGATCGTACGACGCCATCGCAGGCCGGTGGAATGCGCAGGATCACGGAAACGGCAGGCGCTTTGCCGTGCTTGACGATGATCCGATACGCATCAGCCGGCAGCAATACAAATCTTGGCGGCTTCCTTGAATTCGCCTGGGGCTAGCGCGTGAGCACGAATCGCTTCGACAATCAGTGGCTGGCCTACAAGGGCACGACGACCGGGTGGGATGGGTCGCTCGTCGCGGGGTCGGATGCGGATGTGCCGATGCCGATTGCGGTGGCGACCGCAAGTGGCGTAACGATCAATGCGCCCGCAGCGAATATCACGATTGCAGGCGTTGCACCAAGCGTTGCAGCGGGCAAGTCGATCTCAGTTCCGGCTGCAAACATTACGGTTGCAGGGGTTGCGCCGTCGATCAGCGTAGGCGCATCGGTTGCAATCCCTGCGGGAAACATTGCCGTAGCAGCGGTCGCGCCATCCGTATCGGCGGGCAAGTCGATTGCCGTCCCTGCGGTGGATGTGGCAATCGCTGCGCTTGCGCCGACCGTCTCTGCGGGGGCTGGCGTTGGCGTGACGGTCGATGTGCCGTCCGTGGATATAGCGGTTTCGGCCGTGGCACCGACCGTAAGCGCATCTGCCGTGCAGGAATTGATCGGACGGCGTAGGCGCAGTCGCCGCCCGATCTACGAGCTTGAAGGCTCAAAAAAAAAGTGTCGAGCGAGGCGCTGCGGCAAGAGCGCGAATACATCGCTTCAATCGACAGCATCTACGATCTATTGGCAGAGCAGCAAATCCTGCGAGAGGCTGTGGAACTAGCAACCGCCTCGCAGCGTAAGACGATCTCGAATCTAATGACTACCATCACGCGGCGGGTGGACGAGATCGAAGAAGACGAAGCCGTAATCGTTCTCCTAACGTGACAAGGACGCACATGAGCGAATTGACGCAGCAAGAGCAAGCATTCTTTGAGACGCAGGGCGAGACGGCACCTGAAACGCCTGAAGCCGAGACGCCGGTCGTTGAGGCCACGGAAGCGGCAGAGACGCAACCGGAGGCGACTGAGGCAGCAGAACCGGCCAAGCCGAAACTGGTGCCGTTGGAGGCGCTGCACGAGGCTCGGGCGCAGGCGAAGGAACTGAAGTCTCAACTGGCTCGGCTCAACCAAGAGCGGCAAGAATTCGCACAGTGGCGGGCGCAGATCGAGGCGCGGTTCCATCCGCAGCAACAGGCGCAGGTGCCCGCGTTCGAAGAAAATCCGGCCGAGAATCTTCGCCACGAGGTGGCAAGGGCCAATGAAGAACTCGCGGCGATCAAAAAGCAGACCGAGGACGGCGCGCGACAGGCGCAGTTTGCCAACTGGTATCAGTCGCAGGCGGCAGCGTTCTCGCAGTCGCAGCCCGACTTCATGGACACTTATTCGGCGTTCATCGAGGCCCGGCAGACCGAACTGGCCGACGCAGGAATGACGCCGCAGCAGATCGTGGCCAAGGTGCAGCAGGAAGAACAACTGCTCGCGTTGACTGCCGCGCAGATGGGCGTCAACCCGGCGCAGATGGTCTATCAGACCGCGATTGCCAAGGGGATTAAGCCCAAAGCAAAAGCGCCTGCGGAAAATGCGACACAAAAGCTACAAAACGTGGCAGATGGGATAAAATCCAGTAAGTCGTTGTCACAAGTACCAGGGCGTCCGGTTCCGGCAATGACGGCAGAGTACGTAGCAAATATGTCGGACGCAGATTTTCGGAAGTTCGCGGCCAATTGGGATGACAACATTTCTCAGTTGAGCGCATAAGCCGCCGAGGCTCTAACTCGGAATCGCCCCGGAGGCGTTAACACCGGACAGCCGCCCGAGGCTATAAACCGGATTCGTTGCGTCCCGCGTGAGTGGACGAATCGCAAGACGAAGCGTGATCGCGTCAACCCGATTCTCCATTCACAAAGGACATTCTCATGGCAACGACAGATTTCGGAGTGGGACACCCACTCGCCGTCAAGCTGTGGTCCCGCAAACTGTATGAAGACGTAGTTGGCAAAGGCTACTACGGGCGCTTCATCGGCAAGGGTTCCAACAGCCTGTTTCAGATCAAGGAAGAAACCTCCAAAGGCCCGGGCGACCAGATCACCATCGGCCTGCGTGGATTGCCGGTCGGCGCGGGCATTCAGGGTGACGCAACCCTGGAGGGCAACGAAGAAGCCCTGCTGACCTACAACGACGCACTTCTCGTCAACCAGCTTCGCCATGCGTTCCGCACGGGCGGCAGGATGAGCGAGCAGCGTGTACCGTTCAGTGTGCGCGAAGAACTGCGCAGCGCCGCCGAAGATTGGTGGTTTGAGCGGCTCGAAACCAGCATCGCCAATCAATTGACGGGCTATGCGGACCAATCCGACACGCGCTATACCGGCAACAACGCTGCGGCCGAACCGTCCACTGTATCCGGCACCAAGCGGATTCTGGTTGGCGGTGGCCACGATACCGAAGCGTCTCTGTCGGCAACGACTACGCATGCCATCAAACTGTCCGACTTGGACAAGGCCGCTGCGATTGCCAAGACGCAGACGCCTCGCATTCGTCCGATCCGCGTCGATGGCAAGTCGCTCTACGTGTGCTTCCTGCACCCGTACCAGATCAACCAGCTTCGGCAGGACGCCAGCACGGCGGGTAACTTCTTCGACGTGCAGAAAGCGCAACTGACGGGCGGGAAGATCAGCGACAACCCGATCCTCACGGGCGGCGAGTTCATCTACAACGGCGTGATCGTCTACGAGTGGCCGTACCTGCCCGTGGTCAAGAGCACCGTATCGTCCTCGACCTCGTACCGTCGTGGCGTGTTCTGCGGCGCGCAGGCGCTTGCAGTGGCGGTCGGACAAAACGGTTCTGCGACGAAGATGTCGTGGGAAGAAGAAATGTTCGACTACGGCAACCAACTGGGCGTGTCGGCCGGGATGATCTTTGGCGTGAAGAAGACGAAATTCAACTCGTCCGATTACGCCACGATTGTCATGTCCGGTTTCGCTCCGGCCCCATAAGGAGATAGAGACATGCCTATCACCATTACTGCCGCAACCGCTGCTCTCGGTCCGCAAAAGATTCATGCGGGTCCGAGCACGATTACCTTCGACATCAACTCGGGCGCAAACAAGTTCGGAAGCATTTCCGATGTGTACTTGCTTGGTCGCATTCCGAATGGTGCTGTGATCACCGATGGGGCGATCACGTTTGGCGTGCAGAAGAACGCCGCCGAGACGTTCACGATGTTGGTACTCGGGCAAGATGCAGGGGGCACCTACACGGTGCTTAACACTCTGCGGGCGTCTCAAGGATCGATCACCGCGAACGCATCCACGGTGCAGAGCTACACGCTCGTCAATCCGGGCGGCAAGTTGAGCATTTCGGATGACCGTGCAATTCAATACGCCACGCTGGCGCTGAACTGTACGGTGGGTGTCTCTGGAACCACGTCGTTTAGCTTCCAGGGGTATCTGCGATACGTCGCTGACGGGCGCAGCGAGTAACGGACACGGGGGCCTCGTGCCCCCGTTTCTCTATGAACGTCATCGACCAGACGATTGACCAAGCACTCATCCATCACAAGGCGGGCGACTTTGGCCGCGCCTCACATCTCTATAACGCCGTCCTGAATCTGAAGCCATTCGATGAGGGCGTGCTGTACCTGTTGTCGGACCTGTATTTGCGGCAGGAATACAGCGGACTCGCCATCAACCTGCTAACGAATTTGCTTGATCGGCATCCGAAGAACGGTGCCGCGTGGTGCAACCTAGGGATAGCGTTCCGCAAGGAAGATCGATACGACCAAGCGGTAAACGCATGGGAGCGTGCGCTCAAGATCCAAGGTGATACCGCCGAAGTCTGCTGCAATATGGCCACGCTATACAGCGACAGAGCGCAGCCTGACAAGGCGATTCACTGGCTCGACCGTTCGCTCAAGTGCGACCCGGAAAGCGTCGGCGCGCGGTGGTCGAAGTCGCTCGCGTTGCTGACGAAGAAGGATTGGGCGAACGGCTGGCCGCTGTATGAGTTTCGCCAGCAGTTGGAAGGCTGGCACTCGCGCACCACTGTGGACGCGCCCATGTGGGACTTCACGCCGACCGAGCATCTCTACATCCACGGCGAGCAGGGCGTGGGTGACGAGATCATGTTCCTGTCGTGCCTTGACGAAATCTTGCCACTGGCCAAGCGTGTGACGTTGGAACTCAACGAGCGTGTCGCAGGCATTGCTCGCAAGACGTGGCCGAGCGTGTCAATCGTCACGACTGAGACGCCGGGAGACTATTCCGCCAAGATCGCAATCGGAAGCCTCGCAGCACGTCTACGGCGATCGGCGGATGCGTTCCCAGGCACGCCGTACCTCAAGCCAGATCCCGAGCTTGTGGAGCACTACAAGGCGCGGCTCACCGCTATCGGCCCGCGTCCCTGGGTGGCGCTCGCATGGCATGGTGGCACGAAGCAGACGCGGGTCAAGGATCGGTCAATCGATCTCGATTCGTTCGCGCCTATTTGCAATCGATATACCTGTGTATCCGCACAGTACGAGCACACGAACCCAATGCTCCAGAAGGCACGCGAGGATGCCGGACTTGTGCCGTTGGACAACTTGTGCGTCGGTGAGGATCTAGCTGCGCAGGCGGCGCTATTCGCGGCGGTCGATTGCGTCGTGACCGTGCAGCAGACGGCGGTCCATGTGGCCGGGGCGGTCGGGGCGAAGACGTATGCGCTTATCGGACCGACGCCGCATTGGCGCTATGGACTCACGGGCGATATGCCGTGGTATCGCTCGGTGCAACTGTGCCGCGCGAAGAACGGTTGGGCCGAGCAGATCAACCTAGTGGAGAAAGCGATTGCTGATCACGCAGCAGTACCGAGCGCAGAACGCCGAGCTGCATAAGGACCGGTCTGATTACGGGACAAGCGGCAAGAAGTGGGCGCAAGTGGTGCATATGCTGATGCAAGAGCACGGCTGCGTATCGGTGCTCGACTACGGATGCGGTAAGCGCACGCTCGAAAAGGCGCTCGGCTTCCCAATCCACAATTACGACCCTTGCATCGAGGGATTGGACGCAGAGCCGAAGCCTGCCGATCTCGTGTGCTGCACCGACGTGCTGGAGCATATCGAGCCGCGCTGCATCGACGATGTACTGGATGACATCAAGCGTTGCACGGGAAAGTTAGCACTGCTGACCGTGGCAACCGTGCCCGCGAAGAAAACGCTGCCTGATGGGCGCAACGCTCACATACTGCTGCGGCCTGTGAAATGGTGGTTGCCGGAGCTTATGAATCGGTGGGATTTGATTGCATTTCAGGATCTCGGACCGGAGTTCATGGCGGTGATGCGATGAGGCGCCGACAGATCTACGCCATCCGAGAGCAGGAAGCCGAGCAACTACGAAGGGAGGTGATCCGAAGTGCGTTCAAAGTCGAAGAAGCCGATGCCAATGCCGATGCCGGGCAAAGGCAAGAAGTAAGTACCGTTAGTTGTCCGACGTGTGGGAAAGCGCTCCAGCCTCGCGGGGCGCATTTCCACATCCGCGCGTGCAAGGGGTAGGGCATGGCTATTACCACGTACTCCGAACTTAAAACCGCGATCTTCGCATGGGTCGATTCGTCCTCCGGCGACTTCAGCGGCACGACGATTGACGACCTGATCCTGATGGCGCATCAGCGGATCGGGCGCGAGGTTCGATGCCGTGAGATGGAGGCCGACATCTCCGCGACCGTCAGCGCGGGCGTGGTGCCGTTGCCGGCCGACTTCGTGGACCTGAAGTATGCCTACTTAAACAACGAGCAGCCGACCAAGTTCTTACAGAAGCGCACGGCGCGGTTTATCTACGAGCGATACCCGCATCGTGATGCCGCTGGGCGTCCTGGCTACGTT